CAAAACAGAGTTAGAGGACAATATCGTTATCACTTTGTACGAACAAGAGAAGCGTGAAGGCAAGTATCTGACTCATTCTGACTACAAGCGTTATCGATTAGCCAAGGCGCGAGTCGAGCAGTTAGCGAGTTAGACCAATGTCTAATATAGAATAGGCCGCAGAAGTATAATAATTGGCCTACTTAACTAAAGGAGCGAGTCATGGACACATTATTCTTAATCGCGTTTTTCGCAGCATTCTTTATCTTCACATTGATTTTATCAGCATTAGTCGATTGGGCTTTGTATCGTGTATTCGGTATTCGGCTGTATCCTCGCAGGTTCTTCAAGTCAGACAAAGAGGTGTGGAAGCAATGGTAGACCTGCATGAAGCTGCTGAAATAGCACAGTCACAAAAATGCCCGCATTGTGGAGATAAATGCACAGAGTTCTTCTGGTGCAAGCATTGTGGCGACATCACCTGGTTAGACGAATATCAAGACGATCAACTGGATAAAGTAAATGCGGAACTTTACAGACCCGATGGAAGCTCTGGATTATGCAAAGACACTTCTTCATCGTAGACGGTTCATCATCAATAGGCAGCCTGATAGGTACACTGACAGCCTTCAGATCGTTAGGTACAAGAAATTATTTTGGGTATGCAATCCGATCAATAAGAAGCCTCGATATTTGATGAACTGGATTGATGTTAAGCCTAAGTACGGCAAAGTAATCGCAGAAATCTACTACAAACAGCAATCGTGATATAATTAGTTCCACTGGACAGGCAGGTAACCTGGTGGAGCTAAACACGATGTCAGATTCGGTCAATCATCCAAGTCATTACACGCAAGGCAGCATTGAATGCATTGATGCCATGAAAGCGTGTTCCTCACGCGAAGAATTCCTAGGTTACCTACGTCTCACACACATGAAGTACAACTGGCGTGTGAACCATAAGCATGGCAATCCAGTAGAGGATGCCCAGAAAGCACAATGGTTTTGGAATCGCTATGTAGAGGAACTCAAGAATGGCAGTGCCTAAGAAGAAACCTAATGGCAGACCGCCAATCGTATTTTCTGAGGCTCAAATCAAACAGGTCAAAGAACTGTCTGCGCGTCTAACGAAAGCGCAACTCGCTGATTATTTTAATATTTCTGAAAATACATTCCGAGAAATAGAGAAGCGACAGCCAGAAGTTCTTGAGGCTTATAAAAGCGGAAAAGTTCAACAAATTGATGAGGTTGTAGGGCATTTGTTAGATCAATGTCGCCAAGGCAATCCAACTTGCATTCTGTTTTTCCTCAAAACTCGGGCCGGATGGTCAGAGGCTCCGACACAGAACTCAAGCATTCCTGCATACAAAAGGCCATCAGCGAATGACGACACTAACTAGACCTCAGTGTGATGTCTTTGATAGTAAAGAACGGTTTCGAGTAGTTGTAGCAGGTAGGCGATTTGGTAAAACATTTCTATCGATCTGTGAACTGATTGATGTAGCAGTACCAAATCCAGATAGCCATTGTTGGTACGTAGCTCCAACCTATAAAGCAGCAAAAGAGATCGCATGGGATATGCTGATTTCTCATGTCGCACCAGAATGGATTCGTAAAAGTAACGAGACAGCACTGACACTAACGCTCATCAACGGATCAACTATTGCTTTAAAGGGCGCAGAGAAACCAGACAACTTGCGTGGACGTAGCCTGGACTTTGTAGTTCTCGATGAATTTGCAGATATGAGGCCAGAGGCTTGGTATGAAGTTATTAGACCTTCTCTATCAGATCGACAAGGATCAGCCTTATTCATTGGTACGCCCAAAGGACGCAATCACTTTTATGATTTGTGGACACGAGGTGCAGACGGAAATACTGATTGGCAATCCTTCCAGTACACAACCATTGATGGCGGACAAGTCACATCAGAAGAGATTGAAGCAGCCAAGCGAGACTTAGATGAACGCACCTTCAATCAGGAATATAATGCTCAATTCGTCAATTATCAGGGAATTATTTACTACAACTTTGACAGGACGGAATCTATTAGCAAGATCACGGACGATGGCTCAATGCTACACATCGGCATGGACTTTAACCTTGATCCGATGTCGGCTGTTGTGGCAATTCGTGAAGGCTCCACTCTAAAGATCATGGATGAAATTGTTATCTACGGCAGCAACACGGATGAGATAGTCGATGAGATCAAGACGAGGTATCCGTCACGGCAGATTTGCGTTTATCCCGATCCTGCCGCAAGACAACGAAAGACCAGTGCAGGTGGACGAACAGACCTATCAATCCTCCAGAACGCAGGATTCGCAGTTAAGGTCAGAGACAAGCATTCGGCCATCAGAGATCGAATCAACTCAGTCAACGCTCGACTCAAGTCAGCAGACGGACAAAGACACTTAGTGATTGATCCTAAGTGCAAGCAAGTCATCAAGTCTCTGGAGCGTCAGACGTACAAAGAAGGCACTAGCCAACCGGATAAAGATTCAGGATTCGATCACATGAACGATGCTTTGGGTTACCTAATTGATTTCTTGTACCCAATCAAGAGACAATATGACATACCTCAACCTACTAGGTGGACTTAACCGTGTCTCAGGAAATTACTTATACCCATCCCGACTACAACGATTATGTAGACCAGTGGGAATTTCACCTCCGTTCATATCTAGGTGGCGAACACTACAAAGACGGACAATACCTGGTTCAATACATTCAAGAAGATAAGAATGACTATGCAAGACGACTAGACCTCACACCAATTGATAACCACTGCGCTAACGTCATTCACATTTATTCATCGTTCTTATGGCGTACACCACCAACTCGCGTTTACAACTCATTAGAGAACAATCCGATCTTGTTACCAATGATGCGTGACGTTGACCTTGATGGCCGTTCGCTTGATGCGTTTATGAAACAGGCTCAGATATGGTCTGCCGTCTATGGTCATGTATGGATCGTAGTAGACAAGCCTAAGTCGAACGCAGGGACTCGCGCTGAAGAACTGGCACAAGACATTCGTCCGTATCTCAATCTTTACACACCTGAGAATGTATTTGATTGGCGATGGGAACGTACAGAGTCAGGTAGACAGAAACTTGTGTACCTGAAGCTGCGTGAAGAAGTGATCCGTGAAAACGCAACTGAAACTGTGACGCACTTCCGCATCTGGACAGAAGATACTGTTGAACTGTATGAGGTCAGCAACGATACAGAACGACTGTTAGAGTCGATGGATAACCCAATCGGCTATATTCCTGCCGTTTACGTTCCTGCTGCTCGCACTGTGACCAAAGGTATCGGTAAGTCAGATATTGCAGATATTGCATTGATGCAGAAGGCGATCTACCAAGAATTGTCTGAGATTGAGCAGTTGATTCGTATCTCTAATCACCCAACATTGGTCAAAACTTACGACACAGATGCGTCAGCAGGTGCAGGTGGCATTGTCCATATGCCTGACGAACTTGATGCTAATCTCAAGCCATTCATGCTTCAACCATCTGGCGCAAACCTTCAGGCTATTCAAGAATCGATGAAGTCTAAGGTAGAAGCAATCAATCGCATGGCGCATTTAGGTGCGGTTCGTGGCACAGATGCAATTAAGGCATCAGGTATTGCTTTGCAGACTGAGTTCCAGTTGTTGAACGCTCGATTGGCAGAGAAGGCTGATCTTCTCCAGTTGGCAGAAGAACAAATCTGGTTCTACGTTTGTATCTGGTCTGGTGTGACTCCAGATGTAGAGGTGAATTATCCTGATTCGTTCGACATCCGTGATTACCCGAATGAGCTACTGTTCTTGCAACAGGCTCGCGCATCTGGCGTCCAATCACCTACGTTCAGCCGTGAAGTAGATAAGATGATCGTTGACCTGGTGCTTGATGACGAGCTATTGCATCAGGCTCATGAAGAAATTGATTCAGCTAGACAACTTGGAGACTTTAGTCCTACACCGACTGAAGGACAGTAATGGCTGCTGACCTAGATCATGCACGAATCGTTGATTCAATGCTTCAATCGCATGACAGGCGGATACTTTCTATTCTTCAGGAATTGGAAGAACGAATCGCTGCACTAGCTATTCAAGCACCTACTCAAGATGGCAAG